TGATGAAACTGGGGCAAGCGCTTTAATAAATAGTACAACTGGAGCTATTTTAGGAGGTTCGGCTGGAACTAATACATTTACAGATTTTGCAGCTAATGATAAAATAAAAGTTCAAGGAACTGCTAATAATGATACTGATTATACAATATCTTCTATTTCTTCAAATGGAGATGCTTTAATTGTTTCATCTGTTCCTTCTGCAAATGAATCTGGGCAAAGAGTTTCTATTACTCAAATATCAGTAGAAGATTCTTCTCCTAGTGAAACATCCCATGCTAATCTTAATAAAATGTTGAGTTTAGCATTAGTAGATTATATTAAAGCTATGAAAGCTGATGAAGCAGGAGATTTAGAGAGAAAAGAATACTATATGAAAGAATTTTGGGGTAAGTTAGGTGACAATGAAAGCAACAAAAGAAATATTTCAATGACATTCCCTAATGGCCCGTTTGCTATTAGATAAAAAATAAACATATGCCCATGAGAGTTGCCAAGCTCGGTAAGGCATAAAAGGAGACAAGATGGCTAAAGGACTTCAAAGTTGGAGCGTAAAAGAGCAAGGTGCTCCAATCACATCGGCAGAAATTAAAGATGGTAACGGAACATCAACTGTATCATTCTCAAGTACAACAAGAGCTATGATGGGAGTTGTAGTTCCTTCTGGTACAGAAATTTTAACATTAACATTGGCAAGTGGAGAAACAATAGCAATACCTGGAGCTGCTGTATCAGCTATATTTGCCCCAGGCGCAATAGTTCCATTTGCTTGTGATTCATTTGTTTTCGCAGGTTCTGAAACTGCATTTAAAGTTATTGGATTATTTTAGGAGGTAATGAATGAGATTTACTAGAAGTGCCCCATTAACTGGTGGTGGTACAATTAATGGCGACCTTACCATAACTGGTGATTTAACTGTACAAGGCGATGGAGCAGGTAATTATGATGAAATAGTAGAGGGTAATTTAGTTTTAACTTCTGGAAGTAAACTCGGAGTGGGAATAGGAGATGCAACTCCTTCAGCACCTGTTCATGTGTCAATAGCGGCTCAAGATGGCGTAAGCTCTCCTCTAGAAGCATTAAGACTTGAAGTTTCTGAATCATTTGGAAATGTTGATGTAGGCAGTAATCAGGGCCCAGCTATTGATTTTTATGTTCCTGTTGATTCTAATACATCACAAATAGGTGGTCGTATTGCTGTTGGTCACGAAAATGGAACTGATACAGATAGTGCGGCTAAACTAACATTTACAACAGCTCCAGATGGAGCTTCTTTAAATGCTAGTCCAGCAATCACTATTTCCTCAACTGGAAATGTTGGTATTGGAATTTCGCCATTAGCTGTTTTCCATGCAAAAATGGCTTCCAATGTTAATTTTACAACTACTGCTAATAGCTCATCTTTAAGATTAAATGCAGTAAATGATGCCGTAGATGCGACTATTCAATTAGAAATAAATTCAACAGATACAAAGTTTCTTTCACCTGTAACGATTGATGCAAATGCTACTGATGGAACAGCTTTAACAATAGACTCAGAAGCACAAGATGGTCAAGGCATCTATATGGATGTTTCCCAACAAACAACTGGGTATGGAATTAATATAGCTGATACTGGTACAAGTAGAACTACTGGTGGAATAATATATATTAATTCTAATCAGAATAATAGTGGGACAAGAAATTTAGTTGATATAATAAATAATCACGAAGGTGCTACAGGTGCGACTGGTTTAAAAATTCAACAAGACAGCTCAAGCTACGCTATGCACATATCAAACCCTACAAATACCACAAATTTTGGGAATGGGTTAATTATAGCAACTCAAGATGAAAACACTACATCTTATCCATTGTTTATTAAAACCAATAGTTCAGATGCGGATGAAAGTGCTGGTAACTCAAGATTTGTTGTTCGTGCAGATGGTAAGGTTGGTATTAATGAAATAAATCCCGCTGCAAAGCTTCAAATTACTGGTGGTTCTTATAATGACAGTTTAATAATTAAAGGTGTTAGCTCAAATAGCGGTATTCAATTTGTAGATAGTGGTGGAAATACAGATGGTTTTGCATATGCAGAAAATGGTCAAATAGGTTTCTTAGACCCAGGTGGTGATTGGATGATAAACGCTAAAGATGATGATTTTATACGATTTGCAATAGGAGCTAATTCTGAAAAAATGAGAATAGACAGCTCTGGTAATGTCGGTATAGGCACAGCAAGTCCTTCAGCTAAGTTGCAAATTGAAGAGTCTACTAATGGAGCAGATATTCAATTTAATATGAGGGCATTAAATGATGGTGGTACTGGTAGGACTACTGCTATAAAGTTTGACCCAGATGCAAGAAAAATGCACTTTGGTGAAGATTTTACTAATTTAATTTTAGATACAAGTAATGTTAGAGTCGGTATTGGCGAAACACCATCTTATAAACTTGACGTAAATCATGGTGGTGTAAGTTCTTCAGACCAAGTAATAGCAAGATTTATGGCAGAATCATCAAGGCAGTTAGGTTTAGTTTGGGATGACTCTGCAAGTACACTTGGGTTGGCAACTTTGACTTCACATAATTTAGTTTTTCATACTGGTGGTAATAGCAATCCTCGTATGACCATAGATACATCTGGAAATGTTTCTGCTGGAACTACAGCAACTTATGGAAATTTAACAGTAGGTGGAACAGGTGAAATAATTGCTGGTAGAGCATCAAGTGGTGCAGGTTCTTTTTCAATGTATGAAGCTGGAACTACAAGATTTGTAATAGAAAGTTTAAATGGTAGTAATGGAGTAGCTTTTAAAACTCCATCAACAGCCAGAATGATACTTGATGACAATTCCAGAATCTCACTATCTAATAATGATAACAATACAGATAATACAGTTTTTGGTAAATCTGCTTTTAATGCAAGTAGTAATAATGGCTCAGATTATAATACAGTATTTGGTAATCTTGCTATGGGAACAGGAACAGTTAATGGAGCATTGTATAATGTTGCTGTAGGAGCATCTGCATTAAATGATATTACTTCAGGTGATGGCAATACGGCTGTTGGGTATCAAAGTTTGCTTAATTTAACAGATGGAGATGGAAATACAGCTATTGGCAATCAAGCTATGGGAAATGGAATTGTTACAGGAGATAATAATGTAGTTCTTGGAAATGGGGCGGGGTATAATATGACTTCAGCCCATTCTAGTGTTATTATAGGAAAAGATACTAACCCATCAGCAAATACTGGATCAAATCAAACAGTAATAGGTTATAATACAACAGGAGTAGCAGATAATTCAGTAGTACTTGGTAATGCAGATGTAACTGATGTTTATATGGCACAAGATAGTGGTGCTACAGTTCATAGTGCAAAAATTAAATTAGAACATGGAGGTTCAGCAACAGCACCTTCTATATATTTCGGAGATGATACCAATACAGGTATTTACCATTCTAATGATAATAATTTAAGAATTACAATTAATGGAACTAAAGCTGTAGAAATTGATGCTTCAAGAAATATGGATATATCTGGATCTTTAAGCACTCCCGGAATTTTATTTCCAGATAGTCAATCTGCAAGTGCAGATGCAAATATGCTGGATGACTACGAAGAAGGTACACATACTTGTACAGCTACAAATACAGGAGGAAGTTTAACATTAGGTAATAAAACTTTAAGTTACACAAAAATTGGCAGACAAGTTACTGTGAGTGGTGAACTTTCTGTAACAGGTGTAAGTGCTGGTTCAGGTGCTATTAATTTTAGTCTACCTTTTTCTGTTGCAGATTTATCTGGAGCTGGAGATAGGTATATTGGAGCAGTTCAGACAAGAAATGTTGATTTTCCAACTAATACTATAAGTGCTGGAATGAAAGCATCTGTAGGTGGTTCTTCTGCTTATTTATTTGCAAATATTGATGATGGAGTAGAAGATGCTTTAGGAGATGACCATTTTGCAAATGGCGATGAAATAAGTTTTACAATCACATATTTTACAGCTTAATTGGATAATTAAGTAGAAACAATAAGGAGTTAAAATGGCTTTATCAAAATTAGAAAAAGATGATTATGAAGTAAGAAGTGAGTACAAGCATATCAATGTTCGTACGAAAACATCTATCATGGAAGATGGTGCAGAAATTTCTTACAAGTATCATAGAAAAGTATTAACACCAGATATGGATGTATCTGGAGAGTCAGCAGAAGTACAAGCTTTGGCTAATGCTTTATGGACAGATGAAGTAAAGAAAGCATGGGCAGATAAACAAGCTGAAGAAGTTTAACAAATAAGGAGTCGAAAATGGCTAAAAAAGAAAATCAATCGCCAGTTATTCTAACTCTTAATGGTGTCGAGTATGATGTCAATAAGGACTTTAATGACGAGCAAAAAAGAATGTACTTACATTTGAAAAACATTGATGACAAAATCAATAGTAATAACTTTATTCAAGAACAGCTTGGAGTGAGTAGAGATGGATTTGTAAGAATACTAGAAGAATCACTTGCTAAATCAAAAGATCACTCTCCACATGATCCAGGAGATGAAAACGACTAATGATTGTTAGAAGATGCGCCCAAGATTTTGATGTAGTAATACATAAGAATACTAAGCCAGGAATGGTAAAGACGATTGCTATGGCTGATGGCACAAAGAAATCTTTGACCTATCCATCTGCTGCGAAAGATTATTTTTTGCTAGTAGATGGTGAGATAACTAAAAAGTCAGATTCATTTGCTACGATAGAAACTGCGTATGTAAAAGCATGCAAGGATAAAGGTTGCGATTCTCATGGGCGCATCGACATTATAAAACATAAAATTATAAACAACAAGGTGGTGTATAGATGAAAAATCCATTAGCAACTTTAGTGTCTTGGCAATACC